AGAGCAATCGGTGCGCCAATTACTAGTTAAATCATCAAATAATTAACAAGAAATAATGTATCGCTTGTCTAATGTCTTAAAACCTTTCCGTCTTTCGAATAACACAAATAAAGAGATGGTCCCTGCTGTGAAAACGGAAAACAACAAGAGCATTATAGTTAGAAATGTCTCTAAAAAGGACATAGATGAGGCTATAATGAACAAAGTTAAGACAGCAAATGGGAAACAATATGTTTCTGGCATAGATTCTAGTATCTTGGGAACCTACTCCAGTGAATTAGATACAGGTGAGTCAGATGTAGGAGACAGTTCAGATGATATTTTATCCAGACTTGTAGTTGAACAAAGCACCCACTTGAGCAATTGGAAAAATGACTCTCTTGTTGGTAATGGAAATGACAAAGTCAGTTTCACTATAAGCATAATGCCTACATGGAATAGTGGGAGGAGATTCATGCATATATCTAGACTCATATTGTGGGTTGTCCCAACTATTCCCGATTCAAAGAACAGCATCAAGGTCACTCTACTCGATCAAAACAAAATGACTCGTGAAGAGAAGATAATTTTGAGCAGGCAAACATCTTTAAAAGATCCTTTGTGCTTCATTTTCCACTTGAATTGGTCTTTCCCTAAAGAAAGGAATACACCTAAGCAGTGCATGCAACTTAACCTGACAAGTGATGAAAAGTATGCTAAAGGGGTAAGCTTTGCATCAGTTATGTATTCCTGGGTAAAAAACTTCTGTGATACTCCTATTGCATCAGAAAGTAATACTTGTGATGTGATACCAATAAATAGAGCTAAGGTAATTAAATCTGCTGCTTTGATTGAAGCATGTAAGCTAATGATACCAAAGGGAATTGGAGGGAAGCAACTATCGAACCAAATTAGAGCTCTACAAAAGGCTGCAGAAAAATATGCAATGGAAGCAGAGAATGATGCAGATGTCATTGATGTGGATATAGAAATGGATAACCTTCTTGAAATTTAAATCGTAAGCAAATGATTTAGGCTATTTAAATATTAATTTGTGTTTGAATTTAGATTTAAACATAATTAAATCTATTTTCTTGTGTGCTTATGAGTCAGTATTTTATATTTTGTCATTTGTCTCTATGTATGTCTAGAATATGTATAGTTGTATGCAATTTTAATAATAATAAATAAATACATAAAAACAACAAAAAATATGCAAAAATCAAAAACAAAAAATATATATATATATAAAATAAAAATAAAATAATAACTAACTATTATATAATTAAATAAGGCTACGGCCAAGTGTTGGCTTTTCAGCCTTTTTTTGCTATTTTTTAATTTTCTAGTTTTTTTGTTTATTTGTTTTTATCATAGTTTTATTTGTTTCATTTATTATTTTACTCATCTACTTACTTATCTGACTTTTTCATGCTGTGTAGCTGAGCGCAATTTATTTTCGAAATTTGAGTTACAGATAAGACACGTTTATATATCTAAACACAAATCATAGCCTTTCGGAGGAGATTTCCTCTTCCTGGTCTGATCAGTTCTTGTAAAGTTAGTCAATAAAATGCTTGATTCAACAGACTCCATAGCATCTTCTAATTTCTGCCTTCTTTTATCTACGTAGTATGTTCTAGATAATTTGAATATGCTGCTCACAATATATACACCCACACACACAGCCATGATCACTAAAATTACTCTAACTAAATCAAAGAAACTACCGAAGAAAGAAGCTACCCAATTAAAAGGTGCTTTGATCCAGTCCCACAAGCTAGAAATGGAAGTGTCAGAATGGTGCTTGTTTTCATCATGTGCACTTTTGTCATCAAAGTGAATTATTGTGTCTCGATCAACCTGAATGAACTCATCTACTTGTATGTCTACTGTAAGTTCTTGTTGATCTTCAGGGATGAGTTTAAGAGATTTGTCTGTAATCTCTTCATAGCAATAAGCTTTGATGCTTTTCTCATTTGGACCCAAGAATGTTCCTATTTGATCAGATTTAAAAGAGCAGGTGTCCATCATCAGCCTTGCAGAGAATGTTGTGTCTGACGTATAAGTTATATTGCAATCAATCCCTATAGCACATTTTGAGCATCCAGAGCACACCATTTTAGCCTCTGAAAGGACAGGTTTGGTTGGTATTTTTTTGAACATTTCTTTGGGCATATCTATAACCATTTTAAGCTTACCGACTAAAAAATCCTTCTCCATATACAGCTTATTTTTGGATTCATCTAGATGTGATATGTCTTTTGATGGAGATAAAACATAAATAGCACTGTATGTGTACAGTCCGCATTGCCTTATGTTAACTTTTTTGTCTCCTACAGCACTGCAACTCCATGTAAACTCATTTTGAGATAAAGTGGATGGAACTGATAACGGGATGCCATCTATAGTTATCTGCGGATGACCAAATGATGATCCTGAAAAATCACCCAAATCAGCAATATTCCCTGTGAGAATTTTCTGCTGTTTCGTGACAGCAAATAACTTATCAGTACTCATATAATCATTGTGTAGATCCACTGACATGTCAAGTTGATAATAATCTGTTTGAATAGGTGACCTATCAGAATGTCTCTTGCAAGAATAACCATCTAATGATTTTATACAAATTTCCGCAGTAACATGACTTTCCACAACCTGGTAAATGTTGACTAGACTTGATAAATCATAAATGCTTGTGCAATGGCCACAGATGGATCCTTCATTGATTGCTAAACAGCCAAGCTCTTCACATCCCCACCAAGAAGTTGGGGTAACGCAAAAATCTAACGATCCTACTTTAGGGTTTTGCTTTCTACAGTCTGCACAATTGCCTGTGCATGTGACCAAATAATCTGCTACTGTTGTATCAATTTTTGCCGTTGAGTACTTGTATCTTACATCATATTCAACACCAACACTTTTTACATAAATTATGAATTCCATTGGGGAGTGCATAGCATCATCGTTAAGCAAATATATCGATCCTGTGTTAGATTTAATGTCCATTTCTAAAAGATATCTATATTTCCCATCAACCTCTGTTGAAAATACTAAAGATTGCCTAGGCATCAAATTTCTAGGTGGAACATCATCTGCTTTTAAACTCTTATAAAATTTGTATTCCTTGGCAGATTCTTCTTCTAGGATCTTTGATTCAGTAAAGCTGTCCATATATCCTTCTCTCAATCTGTTGGCTATCTTTAAACTGGTTAAGTTGCCTTTAAAAGAATGACCTTTGTAAAACTTGTTGAATTTAATATTTGGTATGTTTTTTATGGACTCAAGGGAGTTACAGCCATTTCTGCATGCAAACAAGTTTTGAGCTTGATTGTTGCTCACCATACACAGATCTGAGCCTAAAACACAATCGTTTAGCGATGTTGCTCTGGACATGGGTACACCAGATCTGTACACCGTTTCAGTAATAACATTCCCTATTGAACACTCGCATGTTTCATACCCATTACCCATTGTTCCAAACTTGTCTGTTGTCAAAGAATCTAAATTCAAATTGTAATAACATTTTTCCACGCACAAGTTGTTCTGTTTGAGTGCAATACTTGACGGTATGTAAGAGATAAGAATTGATGCCAGAATCATTTTTGTTACAAAAACCAGAAAATTGCTACTTAACTTGGTGTTTATTATAAACTGAAATTGCTGGATCAAAGTCAATTTGCGCCATTCAAATTTATCTCTGGTGGATAGATAGCATTCTTCAGAATGACCTCTAGATGCTTTGCTTTGATTACAAACACACTTTTCAGAGCAAGAATGAGTTAAGAAGGAGAAGCATCCACAGATCCCACATTTTAGAGGGAAATATGGCCATGACCAATTAATGACCCAAAGGATAGGGTATGTCACAATGCCCATTACATCGTACCAGATACTTAATGCATCTTTAGTCTTCCAGATCAGCCATGACACAGGAAAAGTGATCATTAAGAATACAAAGATCCATTTAAAATAAGAGAAGTTTGTGCAGAAGAAAATCTTTTTGGGCTCTTCTGAATATTTAGATACACAGTTTCTAACTGGGATGTCTACTTTTGCAATTAAACTGGACTTATCTCCACAAAGTAAAAAGTGGTTACCATCTAGTTCTTCAGGTTTAAAGTTTATTGTTGAGTCACCAGTAATTGATTTTATGTTTGCAGGTTTAGAGTTCTTTACATCCTTTATCAGCAACCCTATGTTCTCTTCTGATCTCAATTTAATTTGGTAAGGAGATGACATAGATACTTGATTTATCTTGCAATCACCAGACAACCTTACAGAAAGTCTTGCTACAGTTGGGGACTTCAGATCCACCTTCGGGTCAATGTTGATCGGGTTGTTTGATTTATCAACGAAGAAAAATTTTGTTCCCACTTCAAGAACTCTTTTGTTTTCCAGTTTCAGAACAGGGACCACTGGGAAATTTTTGAACTTGATTTTCTTGAATTCTTTTTCATACTGGCAAATATCAAATATATTAGCAGAATTGTTAATGCATGAGATAATTTTATCACCGGTATCTATTTGGTAATGGGCATTGAACTCGCTCACACCTTTGATGACACAGTGTCTTTTTTCAAAATTGTCACAACTTAATTCTAGGACAGGAGACTGTGTTGTGCTCCCATCGTTTCTTAAGATCCGTGACAATTTCTCTTCCTTGAGTCTAGTTACTCTGATTGTTGTGGGTTCCTCTTTCTCAATGAGGTCTTCAGGGTCGTCTACTCTGTATCTATCTTGGATTCTTTTTAACTGGACACTGTCATCCACCTGGTTCAAAAGGTAGACATCAGGGACGAACAAAAGCGAAGCCAGACCTAGACAGTAGACAAGTAGATAGTATTTCTTCATTCTTAAAAGGTTCTTTGAGAGTATTTAATTGTTGCACTGATTGCTCT